ATAGTCTCTTTATTTCGTATGATGTGCAATTGAGCCCCAGACCTGCGTAGGTATTGCTCTGCTCCAGGCCAACTGCTTGCGGTTACTAAGTGGACCTGATAGCCCATAGAGATTAGCTCCTTTATCGCCCCGATGTCTTTGTTATTAAAGGACTTAATAATGTTTCCCTTATGGTCAACCCAGATTTTGCCATCTGTTAAGCAGCCATCTATATCGCAACAAATAACCATGTTTTACTTTTTTACTATCCAATAATACCAATCCCGACCTAAAAGATGTACGGTAGCAAACTTATGGGGAGGCCATGCAATAAATGTTTTGTCCTTTTTGCCTAAGATAACCATACAGCCATCATCATCTAAAGAGATATCCCATTGATGGAAGCCTTGCCAGTTTTCATGGGTTGCCTCGTTAAAAAACCCTTGCACGATTAGATACCCTCCAGGCCTTACAGCTTGCAATAAACATTCTAGGGCCTTTCTAGGCTCTTGGGTATGGTCTAAGGCATTGGATATGTGAACTATGTCAAATTCGTTTTTGTAGGTCAGTTCCTCGGCTGGGTAGGGTAGTGGGGCTACTAGCTTGTGTCTCTCAAAGTCAAAGACTAGCTTGTAAAGGTCTCCCAAAGGGTCGCAAGGGGTTACATTTACTAATCCATTTAGTATTGAGCAGACCCCTGAGCCCACATCTAATACTTTCTGATTTGGTACAGATAATATAAAGTCTGCCACCTCTTTGTTCAGCTCGGGTGTTTTTACTTTCTTTACCCAGCCTTGTAAAAAACGGTCTGTCTTTACAAAACCTTGCCAGAAAGCTAATTCATGATAGATTCCATGTAGTTCTAAAGTTGTCATTTTGTTTTATTTAGGCCATAAATCTTGTTGCCAGTTTTTACCCCATTTTTGCAGCATGTGTCTTTGACTGATTGGGGTCCAGTAGTTTCTGAGCTGCTTTCTGAGCTGACCGATGGGATGCTCTTTTTTATTCCTTAAATAAGTATGCCCGATGACTTGGCTATGAAGCACCCCCACCCTTTTAGGCTTGACCCGATGACACCAGTCAAGGTCCATGTAATAATAAGGCAGCATTTCGTCTAAGGGGTTTAAGTTAAAGGCCTCTGCATTAATCATCGGGGCAGTCCATTCGATAAAAGGGGTCTCTTTGGGTTCGTGTCCGTTAGGCCATTGGAATCTATGATCAGAGGTAGGCATAGCCGGATGGATGCCAGCCCAGCCTAATGTCTCGCAAGCCATTGCTAACTCATAAGGCATCTGAGGCTTAAAGGTTACATTTGAAACAAACCAATAGTAATCCGCCTCTTTGTTTTTGGTTATAATAGTATTGTAAGCCCTTGACATATTTCCTACCCCATCCCGGCTGACTATCTCATAAGGTAACCCAGTTTCCTCAATACACTTTAGGGTCTCTAGCCATTCTGGCTCTAAGTATTCTAAGGCAACGATTAAGATTCTCATTTTAGGGGTGTTAAGTGGACAATAAGGTTTCCATCTTTAGTTTCTATGTGCATGATAGCCCAGAGCTTATCAGTGTAGCCAAACTTATGAGCCTCAGATAGGGTAAAATAGTTTATGAAAGTGTGCTTCCGATAGCATCTTACATGAGTAGGGTCAGCAAACTGCAAGTCTGGGTTTGCCCCTGCTTCTGGGGTTTCTATGTATAAAGCCCCCCCCTTTTGTAGTATTCTATGGCTTTCATTCATAAAGTCTAGTAAGCTATTAAGATGCTCCACCACATGAATAGCAGATATCTCTATCATGCTGTTATCTTTGAAAGGCCAAGGGGTTATATTAAGGTCGTGAACCACATCGACATTGTCAAATGGTCTTACATCTAAAAAAATGTCATTCTCTCTTTTGGCCCAATTAGGACCGCATCCAACTATAAGCTGCATAAGATTTGATTGATTATAGCCATCCAATAATCCCAAGTATAAGTCTGCACATGGGCTTTAATATTCTCAGACCGTTGCTTTAATTGCTCTGGGTTATTTATTGCAAACATGGTGGCATCAAATAACTTGTCATAAGAGTAGCCAGTCTTAAAAGAATTGCTATCATTTAGGTCATCATCCCCCTCAATAATGCCCCGAATCGTTACCGTACCCTTTGTGCCAGCTTCTAAAGGGGCTGTTGATCTTGCATCATACTTGGTAGCCTTAATCATGATGGTTGCCTCATCATATAAACGATTCATAATTTCTAGGCTCGGCTTAGTAAAGTATTCTGTATAGATATTGTCTTTGGCTGCCTGTAATCCAAAACCTTTAATTGTCCAGCCCTTTTCTATTAGGTTTTTGGCTACTTGTACGGCTATCTTTTCGGTGTCTTTAGCCATGTTAGTAGGCTCTGGCGATTCTAGTAAAGCTATTTTGCCCTCTTTTGGTTTATTGCTAATAGAGAAGTCATCTAGATTTACCCCATTGCCTACATAGTGTATCGGGCCCTTTCTTTGGTATTTATTTTGTAAAAACTTGATATTCCACTGGCTTATGGATATCAAAGGGTATTTAGTAGTGTATAAAGCTAAGCAACTATCAAAAAATGATTTGTTGGTTATGTTAAACAGATGCTCCAACATTTGCAAAAAAACCACCTTTTTGGCTGGCTTATCTTTAGCCAATAAAAAAGCCCCATGCGGGCTGGTTATTATCAAAAGGTCTGATTTGTCCAATAAACTAGTAGTATTGACAATCTTGCAAGTTATGGTCATCCAATCGCATCTAACTGGTCCAGCTTGGTTGTATAAGATAACCTTATGCCCAAAAGCCTGCAATCTATTTGCCCATTCGTTAATGACCCTTATGCCACCATGCCGAGAGTTAATGTTCGGGCTTTGTATAAAGATTCTCATTTTTCGTAGATTGACTTATCTGGGTAAAGGTCTTGCATTAATATCTTAAAATCGTTGTTTATAGTATAAGACCCTATTGAGAAAAAGGTCTTGCCCACTAACTTACCTTGCCAAGTGCTTAGATTGTACTGATTGCTCAACTTAAAGTCAGCCATGTATTCAAAGCCGCCCTCCATGTTTCTAGTATAAGCCGATTTAATGACATACTCTTGTCTCCAGTCTAGCTTTAAGAGCTTACCAAACTCGGTCGCATTGTAAACGATAGGCACATGAATATCGGTATAAAGGTCATTACATCCGGGTAGCTTGGCAGTATTTGTGATAGCCCTTTGATACAATCCAGTCGCTTTTTCAGCCCATTGGCTGCACAGACCATCATACCAATACTTAAACTGGTCTACTCTTAGGTCTTTAATTAGAAAGTGGTCATCATTCCAAAAGATAAAATCGGGAGTATTTGTCATCTCGCACCCAGTCAGTATCTTTTGAAAGATGCTGAAATTCTTGCGCCCTGGCACATCTGGGATGGGGTAGTGATCGACATTTTTTACCCATTTAGGTCTTTGACCTATTAATAAAATGCGACCAGTGTGGCCTTTTAGGTGCTTGTCAATCGACCTTAGGGCATACCTCAGCTCGTTGTCCATCCACCGGCTGCCAGTTCCCAAAGCTATCACGATATCCATTGAATTTGCTTAAAATGTGATACTTTACTGCATTTGTCAAGTTTCCGAACTCGTTGTTAATCAATTGAATCTGCTCTAATGTTAGGTAAGCTGATACCATTCGCACCTTTAGATGTGCAGGCTTTGGCTTACGACCTCGTTTCTGCTTTTCCATATCACAAATATACGCGATTAAAAATAAATTAAAAATATTTTTGGTTAATGTGTAAAAGTGTATTATCTTGCATCCATAACCAAACGATTTAACAATGAAAACTTACAATTTAACAAGCACTACAAAAGGTTTAATGAATGAAACGATTTATTCTTACAAATCAGATGACAAAGGACTTGCATTTTGTATGCATCCGAAAAAAGCATTTTCTTTTGTATTGTATAGTCGCACCCCTAACATGACAAAAAAAGAGATTAATACTTTTTTTGATACTTGGATGCAAACTGCCATCGGACCATCTGCCGAATTTAACGATAGAATCAAAACCATACAAATTGCCTAATTATGAAAGCACCAATTAAACTTTTACTCGCTTTATTAGCGATTGCCTATGTGATAGGCCTTTTACAAGACACCATTTGCCAATAATCAAAAACAAAAGCCATGACAATTACAATTATTACATCCAAAGACAGAGCCATCCACATTTTTGAATCTGGACAAGGCTATTATCAAGCAGAACTATTTGAACCAGCCGACAAGATGTACTCAGACCAAACTGGAGTCCGTTTAACATTTAAGGAGTGGATGGATGCCGAAGCAATTGCCCTTATTATGTTTCACACCGGAGTATCTTATGGACTTGAATCAGGCATCAAAGTATTTACCCCTACTTATAAACCTAACCAATATAAGGTAAATGATATTATGGGTTTAGCCCATGATTGATGGCAAGCAATAGGTAAACCAACCCCTGAATTTCTATTCGGGGGGCATTTTTTTAACCCTTAAATTCACCACATGAAAACAACTTACCCCACCCACCCGATGCGAGACTACAACGAATGGATTGCAGCGGTTCACAACTATTTTAGAATGACAGCAGCAGAGTATGTTAGAAACAAGTATATCAGACAATTTACCCCTTTTCGTATTGACTCAGATGGCAAAGGTTACTACCTTGTCGGAGATGAGAAAATACCAGCAAAAGAGTTTGAACGCAAATTCCCCTTACCTTTATTTGTAAATAAAAACGAGGAGAACCCAAACAACTTGGGCTCTATGTTATCCGAAACGATTTAATAAACCCACCATGTCAAACGATTTAATCACCTACGATCTGGCGCAGCCAGCACAATCCTTGCAACTAGCAAGCGAACTCAAACGATTTGTAAAAGAGCAAAAGCTTACCGTAAACATCAAAGGCAAGGAATATCCCTTAGTGGAGTCCTGGCAATGGGCGGGAGCGCAGCTCGGCCTTTACCCTCAGTTGAATTACATCTCTAATCACTCGACCGACACAGAGGTTAAGTACTTAGCGGAGGTGAATATCTGCAAATGGGGCACTAACGAGGTTATCTCTAAAGGTGTTGCCATCTGCTCTAATAAAGAGGCCAACAAAAGGCAATGGGATGAGTATGCTATCTTATCCATGGCTCAGACTAGAGCCACAGGCAAAGCCTTTAGGAATCTTATTAGCTGGCTTATGAAAGCGGCTGGCTTTGAGGCTACACCTGCCGAGGAGATGGATTTTAATAAAGTAGCAGAAGATGGTCCCACTATGGATGAGAAGTTTATCTTACTTAACCTTATCGGCCATACAGACCTATCCGATGATGAGGCTATCTTGGCTCAAGAGGCCATTACTAACTGCCCAGACTATAAGACCTACCAAAAGTTGCAGCATCGCTTAGAGGCTCGCAAAAAGCCGATTGACCAAATAGTTAATCCCTCACAAAAGGACATCTCCAAACACCTTAAAAAGACAGTAAAATGAGAATAGCTACCACAACCGATTTAAGCCTATTTGAGACCACTAAATCCGAAAGGCAGGATTTTGCCCAAAGTGTCATAAATAGCCTAAAAGAGGGCTTTATAGACCCTCTAAAGGTACATTTGCAAGTAAAATGCTTGGAGGACCTAATAAAGCAGATAACAAGCCACCCAGAATATAAAGACTTGGCCTTAGATGAGGCTAGTAAGCATGGCAAGTCCTTTGAGTTACACAATGCCAAATTTGAGATTAAAGAGGCTGGAGTTAAGTATGATTACTCTAATTGTGGCGATCCGGTATATAATGAGCTTGCTCAAAAGATGGCAGAATTAGAGAAAGAGATAAAGGACCGCCAAGCCTTTTTAAAGGCAGTAAAGCCTGGCACAGAGATATTAGTAGAGGATGAGGTCGTTATTCTTTACCCCCCAGTTAAGACATCCACAACATCTATAACCGTAAATCTAAAGTAAAATGAGCTACAAAATGGCAGCCGCAATCAGTCAAAAGCAACTTGACAAAAAGTTTCCCCAAGGGATTAGGGTATTTGCACCCAGAGAAAATGCCCCCTCGTTTGTAAAAGGTCAAATTATTATCACACCAAATGACCTATTCCAATGGCTTAAAGACAATCCAGACCTCTTAACGGATTATCAAGGTAACAAGCAGCTAAAGATTAGTATTTTGGAACGCAAAGATGGTGGCGGTTGGAATACCGTAGTTGACACTTACAAACCACAAAGCAATGGACCAGATAAGGACCTCCCTTTCTAAGATGCAGGCCTACTTAGAGACCCCTATTGGACATGAACCCAATCAGCTTTTAGAACGGATTGAGTATCTACTGATAATGGTCGCTAAGTCAGGCCAGCTACTAGCAGAGGCTAAATTAGCCCAAGATCAAATAATTAACCAAGGATTACTGCAAGCTATGGAGCAGGGGTTAGATAAAAGACTAAGCCCCTCTCTTATTACTAAGTTTGTAGGCACAAATGCTAAAGAGGTTAACTATTTAGTCAACTGGGCTGACCGGGTCAATGCATCTGCAACCCATCAATTAGATGCTATCAGAACCATTGTATCGTATCGTAAAGCCGAAATGAATCTATGAGAAAGGTTACCTTACCACGACTGACAGAGAAAGCCCAAAAGGTCTTTAATGCTTATATCAGGCAAAGAGATTCTAAAGACGGATATTTTACTTGTATCAGTTGTTTTAAGACCTTGCCAGTAGAGTCCATGAACGCTGGGCACTATGTACCAGTCAAAGGTGGGTCTTTTCTTAGGTTTCATGAGGACAATGTCAACGGAGAATGTCAACGATGCAATGGCTTTGATGAGTTTCACTTGGTTGGTTACCGCAAGCACCTACTCTTAAAGATTGGCAAAAAAAGGGTAGAGTGGCTAGAAAATAACCGAAATAAGGTCCACAAATGGGATAGAGCAGATTTAGAGGACATCATTACTCTTTACACCACACTACTAAAAACAGCAAAAGATGGAACTAGTAATAACCTACCGTTTTAAGTGGAATGGACAATACATAGGGATATTAAGTAAAAATAACCCCACAATCCGGACCACTTTATTTCCCCAGCATGCAATCCACCACACAGAAGATGAGCTTGCCTGGGTATGCGAGAAACTATCCAGACATGGCTTTGATTACACATATGAAAAACTTACCCATTTATATTCACCCATAAAAAACCACAGACATGACACAAACAGAAAGAATCTTGATTTATCTTAAATCAGGTAAACAAATTACCGCCATTGATGCCTTAAACAAGTTTGGCTGTTTTAGATTAGCCGCCAGAATTGCTGACCTTAGAAACCAAGGGCATACAATCTGGACTAATTACATTACTAAAGACAATAAAACTTTTGCAGCTTACAAACTTAGCAAATGACACATGGATCATTATTTAGTGGGATTGGGGGCTTTGACCTTGCCGCTGAGTGGATGGGCTGGGAGAATAAGTTTCATTGCGAATGGAACCAATTTGGTCAAAAGGTCCTCAAATACTATTGGCCCGAATCAGAACTATTTACTGACATAACAAAATCAGATTTTACTAAGTATGCAAACCAAATTGATGTTCTCACCGGAGGATTCCCATGCCAACCATACTCAATGGCAGGAAAGCGACTTGGCAAAGAGGATGACCGCCACCTCTGGCCAGAAATGCTTAGAGTCATTAGAGAAGTTAAGCCCAGATGGGTCATTGGCGAGAATGTTCTCGGGCTTGTTAATTGGAATGGAGGGCTGGTATTCCACGAAGTGCAAACTGACTTGGAAGCTCAAGGGTACGAAGTATGGCCGTATGTATTGCCAGCTGTATCCGTCAACGCTCCCCACAGAAGAGACCGAATATGGTTTGTTGCCCACTCCAAAAGCAATGGATGGAATGGCAGAGAATGTCAACAGCGGGAAGGAATTGAAACTAATCAACGGAAGTTTTGTGAACATACGACCAAAGGATGGGATGAGATTTGGCCCCAGTCTAAACGACATAGCAAAGGCCAATCTTTTATTAACTCCAACAGCGATGGATTCAACCAATGCGACAGCAACAATGAAATCAAGCCAAGTCAAGGAGGGTTCAATGCACTCAGTAACATTAACAAGGGCAATGGCAATGGGGATGTTGCCAACACCAAGAGCTTGCGAATCAATAGAAAGGAGGAACATGAAAACAATAGTGGACAAGGTGGAAAACGGAGGGGATGTGACCTTAACAACATTAGCGAAATACAAAGGAGGGATTTTGTTGCCAACACCAACTGCACAAATAGTCAAACACGGACACAGCGAAAAATATTGGAACAACAGAATAGGCAAAAGACAAATGGATATAGCAATGTGGAACGCAGAAACCAATGGCAAAACTTCCCAACTGTCTCCCCAATTTGTAATGGAGATGATGGGCTTTCCGACAGATTGGACTCTATTACCTTTTCTAAATGGAGAAACGAATCAATCAAAGCTGGAGGAAACGCAATAGTTCCCCAAGTAGTTTATCAAATATTCAAAACCATAGAACTTTATGAACACCAGAGAGCAAGCGATTCAACTAGTCCAGGCAGCATGTGATTTTTACGGCATAACCTTACAGCAACTGCAAAGTCTAAGAGGCCGTAATCACTTTAAGATATGCAAAGATCAAGATGGCAATGTTGTTAGAATAGCTGAGATTAGAATGGCTTTATCGTACTTTATCTATCGCCATTGTCCTATGAAGCTAACCGAGATAGCCCCATTAGTAGGATATAAGGATCATTCTACCATGAGTACTTATAGGTCTAGAATAGAAAGTTACATTGAAACTGAAGACCCTAAATTTTTTCCTTATTATTTGAAAGTCATAGACTTAGCAAGTGATTTGGAGATATCTATGCGGATGACAAGGGTCCGGTCTTACTCAGATATCTTATTTGTCGACCATTTAGGCAAAATAAATTTGGCAGTTTGATATTTTTTTCGTATATTTGTATTAACAAAGGTCAGCCACTTTTTAAGTGCTTTGTTTAGTAAAGAGTATATTAACCCATTGGGGTGCGGCCGCTGACGCCAATCCTCAGTGGGTTTTTTATTTAGCAACATTAACGACCATGATGGCCTTGTAGGTAGATAGTGGTCCAGAAGTCGGGTTGGTAGGTTCAAATAGAGCTGAGATTGTCCCCGATAGTTGCAAAAATAATAGTTCTATAAGGTATTGGCTTAGTGATTAAAGAGAGAGTGTCCGACTGCATCTTGCCAAAGTGGTGCAGATAATACAGGGGGTCCGCCCGATTGTGGGTTCATTAAGATTGCGATAGGATCGGCATAATCCGAACGACTACAATACTGAAATGAATTATTAAAATAAAAAAAGGAATAACACCCTTATAGGGTATATTATGTCTTTTCGTTTAAGTAAATAATCTATGAAAAGTATAGAAGCAAGAGCAGCAGACTTTAAGAGAGCAATAGAACCCTTTGCCTTTACAGAGCAAATGAAACAAGAGTTCTACGACTATTGGTCAGAGCCTAATAAGTCAAATACCAAGATGAGATTTGAGCAAGAAACAACCTGGGACCTAGGTAGGAGACTAGCCAGATGGGCTAACAATAACAAGGATAGGCATAACCTACAAAAGACCCCAACTGGTTACAGACCAATCCAAGAGGCTAAAGTGCCAGAGACAGACTTAGAGAAGCTAGACTATGACTTAATGATGTATAAGCTGAACTTTGAGAAAGTCCCTTTTAACCAGATGGATAAGTGGTACGACTATCTAAAGTCAAATAAGATGCTCAAACGATTTGGCAAAGATGATATTGATATTCTAAGAGCTGCTTATGGGGATGATAACCAAAAGTGCCGATGTGCCTGTGTGCAATGGACCTTTGATTGGTTGATTATGTTAGGCAGAAACTTTACATGGCTAAAATCTCAATTATGATAGAATCTGGATTATTAGTATTAACCGCCTTTATCTCAGGCATAATCATTGGCTATGCAGTCGCCTATGTACGATATACGGAAGATGATTGCCTTTGAGGTTCTACAACCAGCCCTAAAAGCTGCTAAAGAATCTGAGACAACCTTTGAAGCCTTAATTAATTTAGGCACCACTAGCCGAGTTATTAATGAGTGCTTACTAGACTGCTATATGGGTCTTACAAGGCTAGAGGACTTGCCTAAATCAGAGAAGCTAGATCTTTGGAACTATGCAAAAGAAAAGTGGCCTAACGCCACTAGAGAGGAACTAAAGGACAAATGCCTTTACATTTATATTCTGGGCAACCTATTTCAGCTCGACAAACCTGAAACCCATTTGCCAAAGGAATCTGGCAGTCTTAGATGATTCCTTTCTGACCTTGGTCTCAGACCAATCCGGGTGCTTTAAGTGAAAGTGCTCATGAAGTAAATAAAGCAGATATCTATAACCAGATAAAGTCGGATCGATGCTAATTTTATTATCAGCCATCCAAGCTATGCCCCAGGCTTGCTCTCTGCCCAATTTACGATGCTCTACCTTATGTGGATTGGTTATCTTAGGAGCCATAGCAGCCCCCTTCGTAAATTTCGTAAAGTGCCTGATGGGTAATATGTAAAGCCAGCTTACGGATATGCCTAATCATGGTGGCCTCATCATCAGATAATAAGGCTAAATCCATATCCTCAATGACCCCCATAGCCTGAGCGCATGCTTGGATATCATCATGAGGGGTCGGATCAAAGGTTAATAGTCCGTCTTGATTCGTGGTATTCCTTTCTTGCGGCTCCATTCTATTATATCTTTTTCTACCTCTTTGCGACTTTCTGCTCTATACTTATCGCATAATGGCTCTAATATATTTAACCTCTCAATCGGAGGCAGTTGCTTTAATAACTCTTGGACTTGCTTTTTGATGATGGGTGCGTTTTTGTGTGTCATAATACTTGACCTTTCCAGATTCTTTTGTTTCTTACCTCAAATTCTTTAGTGCCATGTAAATCTATTAAGATAAAGCCATGATTCCAACTATTTATCGGCATATATTGGGGATGTAACTCAGATAAACAACCCACCGACCAAGTTGTTACTATCTTACCCTCTATATTCTGTTCAGTGTGCTCTGATGACCTGTGGTGATGGCCGCAAATAGTATTAGCTTTAGCCCTAAGATACAAACCTCTGGCTATATTTACCGGGCTAATGATAGAGCTGGCAAATTCGTGGCCATGCACAATATTCAGCTCATTAGCCTTTATGATTCTTTTGTCAGTAATAAATTTAACCCCTGAGACCCTTTTCTTAATTAGGTTCTCTAGTTCAAAGTCCTCTACCCCTTGCAGCTCCCCTAGCTTTTGCCAGAGATAATGTTGGTATCTCTCATCATGGTTGCCGAACTTAAAGTATATCTGGCAATCTAAAGTCTTTTGAATAACCTCAATAACTTGGCAGCCTATTGATAGCTCGGTAGCAAAATTCTTTTTGCGTGGGTCTTTTAGGAAACGAGATAAGCCATGAAAGTCAAACAAATCACCCCCTAAAATAACTGCATCGGGCTTCTCTTTCTTAGAATAGTCGAGAGCCGCTGTTAGTGCCGGAATGGAATGATAGGGGGCATGGATGTCGAATAGTCCAAGAATTCGTTTGGCCTTGACATGGTAAGGCTCGAAAGTTGACTCATCAGACTCAGGTAACTTGTAAGGATTAAGGGGTCTTGGCCCTTGCTTATGTGTTTGTACTGTTCTATCCCCTTTACCTTTTTGTCCTTGTATTTGCCGAATAAAACCTCTTATTGTATCGACAGAGGTAAATAATTCTTTGTTCTCGGCATAGATAATTCTAGCCAGTTTGAGATTGGGGAAGTCAGGGTATCTATCTCGATACTCTCTGACAACGGAGATTTTGGTCATTTAGTTAGCTTTTTTTATCTCAAAGCCAGCGACCTTAACCTTTAGCGAGTCCTTAACCACTTTTCCATCTGTGTAAACCTTTTGAACGGTACAACTGGAAATAAATAACATTACGAAGATAAAACTCACTATCCGCATAGAAAATTAAATTTTTGATAATTGAAAGTGCATACCATCTTTTCGGGTCCAAACACCACCCCAGTCAAAGCCATTATCAGTAAAACACTTGACAAAATCAGCACTTAGCTTAGGCTCTTTGCCAAGGCCATTCTCAAAGGCATTGACATCAATGGCTATCCCCCATGAATGCAGGCTCATAGAACTTAGACCTCTTTTCTTACGGATATTAAAGCAGCCATCCCAGGTCTTTAACTCGCTTACATGACCAGTATCTATCAAAGCCTTAAAAGCGGCCTCTAAAGGACCGACAAGGTCTTTATTACAATATACCCTTTTAGGGATAACCCCTATCTCTAAATGTGCTGGAACATCCCACAAAACCATGTGGGGATTGGCCGGATCGGGCTGTCCGTACTTTTTTAAGGCTTGGGCAGAGGTTACCATTTTAAGTGGAATTTGATTAATGCCATGACTGGCTTACGAATAGCAAACCCAAAGACTGCGCATAAGACCAAAATAAGCCAATTTAGTCGGGTTCCAGCCTTGTCCTTATATTCTGCTAGCTGAACCGATAAAGCGGCTCTATTAGCCTCTAATTGGCTTACAGATGCCCTCAAAGCCTCTATCTTGGCTACATCCTCAACCCTTTCTACTTTAGTTATGTATTTTGTCTTATATACGACTACGGGTTTATACTTAACCTCGTATAAGGTATCATTGATTCGGGCTGTGTCAAAGATGTACTCCCCAGACAGAAAGGTGTCTATCTGGACCAAAGTGTCTTTAATGTAGGTCGTGTCTTTAACCGGGTATCTCTCAGCGCAAATAGCTGGGAGGCGGCCAGCCTGAGCCAGCCTTGCCTCTGCTTTAGATAGTTGCTTACCCGGATTGCAACCGATGAGCAATAACCCAGCCAACACAAAAACACGCATCAGTCTTTTTTTAGCATTTGTCCTTGGCTATTAGTCAGGACATTCTTTAACAAATAGGACAGACCAGCGGTTAAACCAACGATGGCAGCGGCTTTGATATCCGATAACTGAGGCAGTTGGCTAGTCTCTAAAATAGCCACGATGCCAGTCAAGGTAGCACTTAAAAAGGCTACCACAAAACCCTTAGTAAGGTCTTGTAAGTCAAGATTCAGAAAGTTACTCATTTGTCTTGTTTATTTGATAATTGAATAGACAACTCAGTCAGTTGAACAGATATGTGGTCGAGTTTCTTAAATAAGGTCTCATCCTTATCCTCTGCTACCTTTAGTCGCTCATCCATGCGGGCCATTTTTACCTGGCTATCATTCCAAATCTTAATCAAGGCTACTGCATAGGTGGCGGCTTGGCCTAAAATAAATATCATCCAACTCTGTGTCATCGTTTACTTTTTTTCTGTGTTCAGTTGTTTTTGTGCCTCTTGGGCTATTTTGTATCTAAGCTGCTCACTTGCTTTAGCTGGTAGCTCACCAAGACCCATGTAGATAAGGTTTACCTCCTCTACGGTTAAGGTTAATGTTACGGTCTTAGGCTCTTGCGTTGTAAAAGACAAAAGACCAATGGCTGCGATAATCAGTAGTTTTTTCATGTTTATTTAGATTTAGAAGTTCCACGTCTTCGAAAACCAAAGTAGGCCAAAACATAGTCATCGATAATGGTATTACTAGTTCCCCATGCATTAATAACCTCTTTAGGGATGTAACAATACACTTGCCCAAAGTTACGAGCCCCTCTGTCAAACATACTAACATAACAAGGCGATCCTTGCGTAGTATCTCTGGTTACATTTTGCACATTCCAGATAATCTGATAGCAAGTGTCTTTTGTTAAGGCATTAATAAGAACTGGCTCTACTTGCAAGGCATCATTTACGACCACAATGGTATCGGGCTGTGTAGGGCTGATAGTGCCAGCGGTTGAACTTAAAGTACCTTGAGCAGAGATTGACAAAGAGCAAAGCAGTACAAAAATAGTTAAGATTTGTTTCATTTTTATATTATTTTATATTAAAGACAATTTATCCCTTGTGCGTAATCACCAATTATTCGCCAGTTAGTTCCATCACTTTGTATAGTAACTGCATATTGACATTGTATCGCTAAAGTAGCTGCACCATCGATTGTTTGTGCGCCATTAGGGTCAATTGTTAACGTATCACCGACATTGGTTCTATTGATTTTAATTACATAAATACGACCAGGAATAGTTGTAGCATCAGGCAGATTTGCCGTTGCGTTTCCATTAAGGTTAAATACTACTGTGTAATCCGTAGCATCTAAAGTATAAGTAGTGGTTTTGGTTGTTATGGGAAGTCGTACAGAACCAGCAACGTGCAATTTACTATTGGGAGTAGTTGTGCCAATACCAAAATCTCCAGCACTTGTAAATCTACCCACCTCTGTTGCGGCTCTTACAGTTGTACCACTTGCTCCTGCTGCGGCAGTATAAAAAGTAATTGGTCCTCCAGCACCACTACCCGTAGAAGCACCCCCTCTTATTCTAAATTCTGCTCCTGCTACGTTTGTACCTGTACCTCCTGTGCCTGAGATTATTGCGGTTGCTGGGGAAGCTGCGACAGTTCCATTTCCTATAAATATATTTCCAGCTGGTGTGATTAACATTCTTGTATCTAAAGAGCCAGCATTTGCAGTAAGGAACTCTAATCTAACATTGGCACTTGTTGAACTATTGGCATCGATTAAACCTTGAATGATAGCACCTCGTTTTTCTGCTCCAGCCGTATTTGGTAAAGCAAAAGTAACAGAACCTATTGAGCCAGTATTTGCACTTGCTCCTGTCGATAATAATAAATGCGCTTGAGCATCTGCCGACGTCGCAGTATTGTATATTTCTAAAAATCTATTTGTACCACCATGATTATATTTGCTTGGGGAAGCAGTTCCAATACCCATATCACCACTTACCGCTAATCCATTTGTTGGAGCAGCAGTAGAGGCTGAGTAGCCGATAGCTGCGTTACCGTTGACTTGAAGTTTGCTACCCATTGTAGCATAAGCCGAAATTCCAACACCAACATTACCCGCAACCGGTGCTAATATAGTGTTACCATTTTGTAGATTTACTCCTAATCTTTGACTTTCTGTTGAACCACCTGTCGGAACTCCTATTACTGTAAATTCTTGTTGCGTAGAACGTGTATCCATTCTAAAAAGTCCACCAACTACCGATGTAGTCCTTGAACCACTTTGTACTGAATTAACACCCATACTTAAAATTATACCAGTGCCAACATCCTCAATAAATGTTCCAGCTGGTACACTAGAGGTATTAAACATATAACCCATTACGTTAGACCCACCTGCGCCAGTTGGTGTAGTATCCCATAATCTTAATTTATTTGATACGTTTACTTTACTTGCGCTGGTAGTTGTTCCTACATTTAGATTTCCCGAAGCATCTAAAGTCATTGCCTGAGTAAATGTGATATTATTGCCAGCGGTTCCTTGTGCAGCCTGAAACCATTTATAAAGATTATTTTCTATAGCAAATTTAGCAGCTGGGGCAGTATATGAATAAATATCATTTGTATTATTATTATAAGCATTTGAATACAAAATAGCCCCATTCGTTCCAGTATTAAAAAATGCTAATGCGCCACCTACTCCATTTGAGCCATTACCACTTTCTAAAACTTTGTAATTGCTTCCCCATGCACTCGGTGTTACTCCTAAACCAACATTTCCCGATGCATCAGTTTGTAAATTACTATTTCCTATTGCACTTGAACTTGTAAACTTAGGTATGTAGTTTGTAGTGCCTGAGCCTGAGATACCTCCTCCACCTGTGGTAGTATCAGCGACTGATAAAGTACCATTGGCATCTATTCTCAAAGCTCTTGTGCCGGGTGCTGAGGGAAGTCCTGACATCCTAACACCTCTTTGGAATCTAGCCCCCTCTAATACCGTTAACATTGAGTCTGGAGATGCGGTTCCAATACCTAAATTGCCACCAAGAGTCAATCTCATTCTTTCGACTCCGCTATTTTCCCATACGTGATCTATTGACCCTCTCGCATCATATTCAGCAAATCCATTTTCCATACTAATATTAAGATGCACACTTGGGGATGTTGTTCTGGTAAAGCGAGAAGTTCCGACTATTTCCAATCGCTCGCTTGGGGCAGTTCTATTGATGCCAATATTGCCGTTACTTAAAATAGTCATTGCAACCGAACTGCTAGAATCCGCAATAGATGAATTTCCAATAGTTCCAGAGGCGGTAAATTTAGATATTCTGTTTGTTGTTCCAGAACCACTAATAGTACCTGAACCAGCTCTAATAGCAGCAGCTGAGTCAGCTAGGACCGTTCTGGTTACATAGCCAAGTAAATTAGTAGAGGTCAACGAGTCCTTTCTACGCAAATAATAAGCGGATAAGGTCGCTGAGTCAGCCGATACGACTTGACTGGCTTTTGTCAGTCCATAGCCTACATTGTTGAGATAGTTGCCGAGCATTGTGGCTGTATCGGATATATTAAGCTTGGTATTTATTCTATTGCTGAGGGAAGCTGTGTCAACCTTTCTAAGATACGGGCTGAGCATGCTTGCTGTGTCGCTAATATTGACTTTGAGATTTATTCTATTGCTCAGTGATGCCGTATCAATAGCCCTCAAATAAGGACTGAGCATAGCCGTTGTATCTGCTTTACGCAAATAAGGTAAAAGCATTGATGCTGTATCTGAGATATTGACCTTTAAGGCCAAACCCGCTGTCAGATTAGACTGCACCGAATCGATACCTTTTTGCCTCCACAAACGAGTAGAGATAACAGTAGTATCAATGGCTAGGGTTCCGGTTGTAGTAATTGTTCCCCCAGTTATGCCTGTGGCATTATTTGTGGCTACTGAACTAACAGACCCTTTGTTATTAAAGGCGGTCCAATCAGCCGAGCTTAAAGCACCTCTATTAGTAGCTGAGGCGGTAGGAAGATTGAAAGTATGAGTGGCTGTTGCTGATGCTATGTTAAAGTCCGTACCAGATGTGCCTGTGGCAAAAAACTGGGATGCAGCCGTAAGGCCATTCAAAGCACCGATACCAGTAGTAAAGGTTGTATGCACCTCACCAACTAATCCATTCTGAGTGTATAAAGTAACGGTCTTACCATTTGTATTTTGGATGTAAAATTGTATGATAATACGGTCAGTAATTGCCAGACTTGTCGTAGGAATAGAAACTGACCAAGTGTATAGATCAATGACATTTCCATTAGTAATTTGCTCAATAGGAGATGTGGCTATCGTTGTTATTGTAGAGCCATCCCACTTTTCTACTTGAACATATATCTCGGCATTATTAGAACCTCCGCCTGTTTCACTAAGATAGGCATCAATAGTCCAAACACCAGCAGGGATACTCAATAAACCTGGCTTACCGGGGTCTGTAATAAAGTTTGCTATATTGCCATTTGTAGATCGTGTAAAGTTAGCAGCGGTACTTGTTACAGCAGTATCTCCTAGCTCATACATAGTAAAGCCGCCAAAAGTACCCATTGACACCCCACCATTGAAGTAGTAGATTTTACCACCACCGCCTCCACCACCGCCTCCTGACCCTACCGAATCAATAAAGGCAAAAATGTGTGAACCACCTTTGACATAAAATATAGAATCGGACCCAGTCTTTTTATAGACTTGGGTTACATATTTATTTGTGGTATCTGATGGGTTTATACTACCTCTCAGCTTTATCCATTGCGTACCAGTATAAGTATAAACACTTGAATCGGTAGTATTGTAAAAGATAGCCCCCGGATTGGTAGAGCCACCTGTTCTTAGACTTGGGGTTGTACCCTTTGGGATATGAAAGGTCGAATCAAACATACCAGCTATCCAGCGGTAGCGGCCATTGATATTTGTATAGTTACTAGGAGCCTGAGCATTTGCTACAATGCTTAATGTCATAAGTAAAATAAGACTAAGGAATCGTATCATAGACTATATTGATTATTTCGTTAGGGTTAAATGGGATATTTACATCAAAAACCAGCTCACCATTGGCAGCCGAATATCTAACTTCTCTGTAATCTAGTTGGATATCATTGTTAGATCGGATAATGTCATAAGTATTGCCCTCTCTGGCTACCATTAGCATTTTGATATTTACTAATGAGCTATCAGTAATGATATGCGTGCCAGCCGTTGGGGTATATGACTTTTTAGTAATCATTAGTTTTTCCACATAGCCCAGACAGTCTCGCCCGGATTAAAAGGTATATTTGCATCAAAGGTTATCTTGCCTAAAGCACTATCAAACAATGCCTCACGATTAGTAGGTGTGCCAGTAGTGATAGGATCGTAAATAAGACCCTCTCTAGCAATAGCCAAAATCGTTTTACCTACCATTGTTTTGCCAGTAACCGACAATCCGTTGACATAATTTTGACCAGCTACCGTAGTCCAGTAATCTGAGTCCACATCTGTAACAGATGGGCTTGCATCTACTGTGAAAGCACCGGTCCCGATGATATTTATCGTTGTCTGTACAAATGACTGCACATCACCAGTTATTGGCAAGTTTTGTATTAATGCTTGACCCTCAATAGTTTTTATTTCGCCATCAAGATTGGTAAACTCAAACTGCCAATCCAAAACACTTGTTCTAACAGAATCTTGTAAAAAGTAAAATGGGCTATATCGGTTCGAGTCGTTATTAGTAACCATGACCCCAGAGGCAGAGCCGGACCATTCAGTCCTCCTAACCCTCCTTTTAGGGAATAAACCATCATTGACAGAGGTCCTGTTTATAATCTCATTGCTCATTTCAAACGAGCAAGACTTAGCACAAAAGACAGGATAATAGGCATCGTTAACCTTTATCGAGGCTATCATGCTGGACCCCCTTACTACTTTACCATCGTTCATTCTTGTATATATTTGAACGAATGACCATCATAAGACTTAGGGATGGTAGAATCTACCACCTCAATCATATAAAGACCCCATTCGCAGTTATCGGTATCTTGCTCGTAATGTAGCAGCTTAAAACCTTTGTTTGTGGTAGCTGGGTGCGCATCTTTTTGCCTATACAAATGTAGTAAATCTGGCAAATCTGGTTCACCATCATAAGTCTTGTCGGTGTCTAATCCATCCACAGTAGCCTCAAAGGCTGTAAAGACTCGATTGTATTGATTCCAGACCGCTTGGTTCTGATGTTGGCCATAAGGTAACTGGTCCTCTTGGGGAGGGCTACCTTGAAACTCTATTGAGTCGTAAAAGTTGCCAGATAGCAAATAATTAAAGCCCTTAATAGTTGTCGAAGCATCAGTTTCACTTACTGTTGGCTCGGCAAAGGTTAAGATGGTCTTATTAGGGATAAGCGAGTACTCTACCGCTACGATTCGATACTTGCCATTATTTAAGCTAGTATTGCTTACCTCAATATAGTCGTTGATGTTAAAGTATGGGGTATAAAAGCCATCTAAATTAACCCCATTGCCAGCCGCAAAGACTGCATTGCCAGAATACAAGGTTTCCCCTAACTCTGTCAAAAGCAAAGCCCCTTTCATTTCGATTCTGGGAGCATCCGACATAAACACCGTCTCATCCCTGACAGCCATGTTATCTACTTGCTGCTCGGAGATATGCTGCTGCCCTTTATATTTAGCATAAGAGCCATTTACCCGAGGGGTTAGGTTTATGCTTAAATTGTTAAAGTAAATAGGGGCAAATATGTTAAAGTTTACTGCCAAACGAACCCAGATTCGGCCATCCGCTGGCACCTCTAACTCTGAGGTCATGTTTGTGTACTTAGGCAGCTCATCAGTTGGGTCTAAAGCACTATCAAGATTAGTCCTCCACATTTCTGTAAAAGGATTGCTTGATATTGCAGCTGTTAACGGCTTGGGCTTGCTTACCCATTGGTTAACGATTGCCGATGGGTTTGTGTTATCATATTGCCATGTATAGTAATTAGTATCGGCCTCAAGCCAAACATGGACTGGGTTGATTGTGTTTATATTGACATCTTGACCAACATCGACAGAGATTTGCAGTCTATCCCCTTTTTGAACATAAAAAGGTGTACTTTTTAGGTAGTGAATAAAGTCAGTACCAGTTACATCCTCATGCTCGACTACAAAATATCTCTCCTTTTCGTAGCCATACTCAAACTCCTTAATCAGCTCCCCTCTGGCTCCTGCTTGTTGATAAAGGTCCAACCAGACCCCACCTGTGCCATCCCCAGCTCTTGCTAATACCCATCCCTCTGGTCTATAAACCCCGGTAGAGGTTGGGGCAGTAGGATCGGGAGCTTCAACCTCCTCACCTCTCTCAAAATCTATGTTTTGGACTATCTCGGCTGGATAGTTATAGTCAAACGTATGCTTAACCGCTTTGTAGGGCCTTTGCAGGCTTAACCTGGCATCATCGTTCATAAAGGCCATGTCATACTCAGCTCCAATATCTTTGACCAAAAGTGGCGCATCAAAGGCAATAGGCTCGCCTGTATAGTCGAACTTACATACCCTCTTTATCGCATAACCAGCCTCATCGGTAGAACGGATAAACCAGACATTCTTTTGCTGGCTGATATCGCAAAACTCTTTAAGTATCTTTTCAAGTACTGAATAGCAGTTCTCAAGCTCTCCTATGCTCGTTTCAAAAGTCTGAGCATTTAGGTAAAGCATATTGTAAAAATGGTCAGCAGGCGCATCGTATGTAGCTAAGACCTCAAGTAGATTCATTTCCACCCAGATAGGCAATTGCAGCCCAGTCTTTTCTAAGCACCAGCTAATATATTTTATCAACGGATGCGGACCAGTTAAGTATCTTCCCTCGTTATCTGTTAAAGGTAAATCTCTTAAAAAAGCTATGCCATCTGTGGCTATTAGCTCTAAGACATTGGGGTCAGGCTGAAAGGTCTGCCCCAAGTCCGAAATAGAAAGCCAGCCAGTAAACACTATCTCTGTGTCTGTACCGACCGCAATCTCTACTTTATATTGATTATCGCCACCACCAGCAAAGGTCATGGCATTGACATCATCATTAGTAAAAACCCTTAGTCTGCAGCTCTTACTCTTAATGACGGTAAATTTATCCTCTGAGTTGTCAACGGTCTGAAATACCACAGGGGCATCGGCTGTCTCTAGCTGTACCTCTGTCTCATCATCCTCGGCAGTATTTGTAATCTTGATAAAGATAGTCTGCTCATTCGCACTATTGTCCGAATAATCTACTTGCGTATTGACAAAACTACCTAAATAAAAATTAGCCATTGACTCTTAATTGACTCCTTTGTGTTCTGGCATAAGCCAAAATAATATCTTGTCCTCTTAATGTTGTTCCACCGCCTGACCTACCGCCTAACATAGAGGCCAATCCTTGACCAAAGCTAGGCAGTTCATCATTAGGTACAATAGTGCCAGCGACATTGGGCACAAACAACTCTGGGCCCCTTTCACCCACTAAGTATGTTTTATTGCCGCTGACTGGTCCACCCTCTGCCCTTGCGCCTCCAAAATTCTTTAATAATTGCGAGGCAGCTATCGTTGCAATACCCAATCCGATGGCGGCTGTACCGGGTATCAAAATACCACCAGCACCCAATATCTTGTCGATTCCATCCTTTGCAATACCATAAGCTATCAAAGCCTTACCTATTGCACTTAGCAAGGAACTAATTACATTTAATATACCCTCACCAAAGTTCTCACCCGATAAAAGATTGCCCAAACTTTCACCGATACCCTCTAAACCTTGCTGTAAAGCATTTTGCAAAGCTTGCGATAAGTTACTAGCAAACTCCAAAACAGCCTGATCCGCACCAGTAGCCACCAAATTAGGCTTGATGGGTATTTTTACATCTTTAGGGTCTGTCTGTATATTCTTTATCGCCTTTTGTAAATCTGGCAATAAACCACCTAAAGGACCAGCTAACTTAGCCTCAAATTCGCTAAGATTGCTAATACCAGGTATTAAATTGAAATCAAATTTGACATCAGCAGTTCCACCAGTAGGGGTAGGCAACTCAATGCCTACTTGCTTAGTTACAATTTGAGATAAGATTCTATCCCTTTCTCTTAATTGTGCGGATAGCTGAGTATTTAAGTCAAGTTGTGTGCGTTCCTCTTTGGTTAATAACCTAGCAGCTTGTATTCTGCCATCTAAGCCTCTTTTAAGGCCTAAGTCAATAACCTGAGTAGTAGCACCAGCTTTCTCTAGCTTTAGAATTTCAGTAGTAATGTCCTCAAGCTCTTTGGTCAAGATAGCGACCTCGGACCTTGCTACCAAGCTAGCCGTATATTTTTGATAGGCTAAACTAAGCGCATTAACTAGATTTTCCTCGTTTTTGAGATCACCAAAATACTGAGGGTTAATAGCTCTGAGCTTTTTAAGTATTCCCTCTTTTTGGCCTCTTGTTGTGTTCTCTGAATTTAGGGCAATGATTAATTTATCAATCTCTACCCTTTCTCTAGCTATGCCCTCAAATATAGCTCTTTGCTCATCGGCTACTTTCTTGCTTTGCTCGGCCAATTGCTTTGCAGATTGACTAGAGCTAAATAACCTATCCCCAAATGTAATCAGTAAAGATGTAACGGTAGAAACGGCTAAGGCAATACCAGCAGGACCAGCCAACTGACCCACTAAAGCCTTAAAAGCCCCTCCGGTAGTTCCAGTAGTAGCTTTAAGCTGATTAAATGAGCTAATTAAAGGGTCAATGTTATTGGCTATACCAATAAGGCCAAATGGCGCATCTTGCACCACTCGGCTAAAGTTCGTTAAGGTCGATGTGGCTTGCCCTGTAACATTAGGCAAGGTCCTAATCTTAGCCCCTGCACTTTCGACTGCATTGCCTAATTGGACAGCATCTTTGCCAGTCTGGTCTAGTTCTTTGCTTAGTTTATCTAAGCCGCTAACCGCACTACTGACATCAGCCGCTATCTTTATTTGCATCTCAGCCATTCTGCTTCGTTTTTAGCCTTCGTAAAGCCTCTCTTTCTTTCTTGGCCTTTAGTAGTGCCCTGATTTGCTCTTGATCTAAATCTGTCTTAGATTCAAGCTGCCAGCTATCCATGACAAACCTAGCCCCATTCCCTTTACCTATCAGAGCCTCGCATATTAAGGCTGTCTGAAACCTCAATAGGATAGACTCTGTCTTTACCTTTTCGATATAACCCTTTCTTAGCAAAAGGTACTCATCGACCTCTAGACCGTAAAACTCCACCGGAAGCAGACCAATCTGGCCAAAGGCTTCCGACCTCATCTCATCCCAAGTTAAGGATTTGCCACTTGGGCTGGGGCTTCCCCCTGGTCTTTAGGTTTATTAGCCTCTACAAACTTATTGATAAGACTAGCGGCATCGGTCTCATCCATTGCACCGACCCAATCTTGGACCTGCTCAATAGAGATAAACTCCTTAATGCCGTTGACCTTGTTATAGCAGTTCAACCCACCATAAACGAGGCCACAAATAAAATCAAATTGTTTGTCAGGCTTACTTAGAAGCTCAGACATTAACAGAGGGTCAGAAGATGTAGCCTCTCCGTAGAACTTTGAGAACCACATCTTACCGACATCCAATGTAACCTCTTTGCCTCCGATTGTGTGTGTGATTTGTTTCATGTGTTATTAGCTTGCTGGTTCTGTATCAATGTCTCCCTCGATCTCGATGGTCATTGTGAACTTAGCAGTCTGACCGCTAACATTCTGCTGACCAAGAGCTGAAATCCAACCGTAGCCACCATGATAGATAGTCTCGGCTGAATCTGTAAGATGCCAGTACTTTTTAGTGTTATTGGCATACAGAGTTTGGAAATCATTGAACGAAGCCTCGTTAGCATCAGGAACTGTGTCAACTACCGCATTTAAGGTGAAACGGTTGTTCTGGGGTCCTAATACTTTCAAAGTTCCGCAGTTAGTCTCATCACTAACCACGTTGCGGCTGCCATCGAATGATCCCTCACTCTGGCAAACAGCCGACTTTTTTGCACTGCTCGGGCTGTCTGAGTATTCGATAAACATCACACTGCCGGAGATTGTTGTAGCATCTGCCATTTGTTTTTATTTAATTTTGATTAATAATATGCTCATATCTAAGTAAAAGCCTGAATATCTTTTCAGAGCCATCGTCATCATAAACCTCTGTCTCTGATTGTATGGTGATTTGTGTTATCTGATGGTCTGGTATGGTTATGCCAAAAGAGTTAGGACCAAGAATAATCTCATCGTAAATCTCTTGAGCAATATCGTAAGCAATCTTGCTATTCCCTAATGTAGCGAATTTAGTTAAAATATCCACCACAATAATAGCAGACTGAAAAAATGCAGAATTGTTGAGGTCTGTCTGGGTACTACCCTCTGACCTTATTAGTACATAGTTGCCATTCTGAGACAAAGGCACAGCATCCTTATAGACTGGCACAGAGATAACCCCATCGAGGGTCTTGTACCATTCTGTTTTTAGGTCGTATAGTGCGGTCTTAAATGCCATCTAATACTCTTGTTACATTCGTTATCAATCGCTCTCTAACTATGGGTATCTGCTTAAAGAAAAAAGGCTTCGGGCTTATACCCTTTCTAAATATAGACCGAGCAATCAAAAAGGCTGCTCTGTCTGCCTCTTTACCCTTTGCAATCCCCTTTCTTTTTACCCATCCTTTGATAGCATCTATCAGCTTCAAAGTTCCCGATCCTTTTGCCCCCTTAAATTGGCTGGCATACTCCTCAGTCCCTGGGTATGGGTTGAATTTGGTCTTTGTGCCAAACTCGATAAATGGAGCATAAAAGGTATTAGCAGAAACCTCGTAAACCATGTCTCCGACTTTGCTTTGGGTTATTGACCTTAACAAAGTACCCCTATCTCCCCCCTGACTGGCTAAGTCTCTTTTGGCTAAGCCTACAAACTCTATTGCTGCCGCTTGTAGCTCGGCATCGACCTCAGTCTTTACCTCTTTACTAGCTGTTGCAATGCGGCCTTTCAGCGCATCCAACCCGATGACATTAACCTTAATCAAGCTCAAAGATTGCTAATGCTGTTACCTCCCAAAAAAATCGTTTCTCATCTATCCTACGGACACCGCTGATAGAATAAGTTTGCCCAAAATACTCTATTCTGTAATCTGGGGTGATATTGTACCCCCTAAAAGGAAGCCTAAAGGTTTTAGTATCTGACATCTCTGTCCGACCATCCGCTTGACTTCTAGACCCACCGCCATCCTCTACCTCAGCCCACATCTTGTAGGTCGTAGCCACCGACTCGGTAGCATCTCCATTGGCATCAATGGTCTGGGTATATTTTAGCAGCTTTATGGGCTTTAGGTTACCTATCATCCTAACCAGTTAACAGTTTTATATCTTGAAGCCAAATTCATAGCCTCGCGGCTCATGCCATCAACATTCTCATCCCCTCTATTAGTGTACCTGTAAGCTACCTCTTTGTACATGGCATCCTTTAGACCTTTAGGTAAGTTAATAAAACCAGCCTCGTAAAGCATGGTCATATTTTCGTACTTGGGGTTTTTTAAGAGTCGGCCATTCAAAGAGACCTCAAAATCATCTGTGCTGATACTATCCCCCTCATCATCTTTGACATTGATAATGGTATTAACCGGACCAAAGGGAATCTCGAAGTTTCCAGCCAAGTTAGTGAACTCAATCTCCCATGTCTTAGGAATTAAGCTAAGGCCAGTAAACTCCTCAATCCTTTGTCTAGCTGACCGGATAAGCTCCGCTATCAAAGCATCATCATCGTTAAAGTCAGATGAGATACTTTCGGACTGATCAATAAACCCCTCGAGCCTGAGATAATTTTTTACCTCGGCAACGGTTAAAGGCTCAGTCAACCCCGATTCGGAGGTCTGGTCCTCCCAGTCAATTAGTAGATTGTATAGCATAGAGATTTATTAAAAAAAGGGGCCAGCCGAAACCGGCCCCACCACATCAAACCACAGCACCTATTTAGAATGATCCGTAGATCATGGCATCTGTTCTCATGATGTTGATGTCTTCAAAACACTCAACACGAGCAGTTACCAAGTTGCGCTGGAAGTTGTCGCTATCTTCGTAGCTAAACTCAACACGCAATCCTTCTGTCTCTACACGCTCGATGTAGTTAGCATCGATGATAAGAGCTTTGTCATTAGTAACCCAGCTTGCACCGATAACAGGTACACCAGCGATACGGATATTTCCGTTAGCATCGATAGCGAAACCACCAGGTACAGAGTAGTCAGTAGGCTTAGTCTTTAACAAGTCAGCCCATTGAGCATAAGATACTAAAGCAAAAGAAGCGTCAAAGTTGGCATCCAGTTGGTTGGCAATCCAGTCAACCAGTTGCTCAGCGTCAACAGTAGCAGCAGTAGTTGTAGAACCAGTTGCAGCAAGACTTGCTACGTTAAAGAAAGTAGCGTTCTCTTTCTTGTAGAAATCACGCAGCAGCATTCTCTGCAAAGTGTTCTGCAAGAAAGGAAGTTGGAACATCATCTGCTTAGAGAAACGAGCAAAACCAGCGATATAGTCAGATACTACTTTCACCTCAGTAAGGTCGTAGTCAATCTGGCTCTTAGGGTTACCCTCAGTCTGGATTCCGATAGAACCTTCAGTTCCAGTCTCACGATAGGTAACATAAAGGCCAGTAGGAGATACAGCAGTAGGGATAAGGTCGCGGAAGTTTACTTTCTGAGCAGGAACCAAACCTTGGCGTTGGTTGTAAGTAGCCTGACCATCTCCAGTCAAGTTGTTACCCAAAGTCATTGTACCGACAGCTTTGAGGTCGATAGTCAGCTTTGCATTTTTGTTTCTCTGAAATTCGTTGATTTCAGCTTGCTTAGCTTCAAAAGCCTCAGCGATAGCCTCGTTGTAAGCCTCACCGAAAGACTTGTTCTTGTTGTCAACCTTCTTAGCTGACTTCTCAGCAATCAGTTGATCAAGAGCAGCTTGGTTCTTCTTAGCAGCCTCATCCATTGTTACGACAGCAGCCTTTACCTCGGCTACATCATTTTTTACACCAGCAATAGCAGCCTCATTGGCGGCTTTCATCTTTTCAACAGACTCAGTAGCTGATTTTACTGCAGTCTCGATGCTTTTCAATTCATCCATTGTTAGGAGTTTAATTTAGTTAATAAATTGTTTAAGTTATGCTTCAATCCACTCAAATCTACCTCCGGCTCCTTAGTCTCTGCAACTGCCTGAGCGGGTTGCTCCTCTTTAGGAGTGGTATCTATTGAAATAAGTGATTTAATTGCCTCGTTAATTTGTGCGACTCTGATCTCGATAAACTCGAAAGCATCATCAGAGAAGCGGCCATCTTTCAATGACTTTAAGAGCATGCTAAGCTCTTTGCTAAGTTTGGCATGGTTGTCAAGGATATCTTGACTAGTCAATGACTTACCCACCTCTAAAGTAGGGGTATTCATGTTGGCACCCCAAAGGACTGCCGAACCCTCAAAAAGTAGAATCTCTTTGATAAGGTTATACTCACCCTCTTGGCTTTTCTGGTTCTCTTGCTTGATAGTTCTAAAGCCTACTGAGTGCTGGTTAATATGCCCAGATTTGTAGAACTCTAGCACATCGTTGCCCCATGTAGTGTTGGGCACATCGGTAATACCTACCAGATAGTCCTTTTCTACATACAGCTCAGAAAACTTACCAATAGCCGATTTTAGGCTAGGATTGTGGTCTGTCAGATGCCAGATAAGGTTAGCCCCTTTAGGACCTCTTTCTGCCAGCGTCTTGTTATAGGCACTAAAGTCGATGACATCATTGTCAAAGTCTTTAGACCCCATCTGGCTGATAGCAACCTTTACTTTGCGGGTTGTCGTAGAGACATCCTGCACCGAGTTGCTAAGTGTTTTTTGTTCAAAGTATCTTTTCATATTCAATATTTTGGGAGGGTTGATCCTGGTTATTATTTCATGATTCCGCAGTATTGGCCGTAGCCGATCAAGCTCCTCCCCTGTTTATTAATCTTCCTCTGCTATCTCTTTTAGGTACAACAATCCAACTACATCTGCAATTTATGACCATCCCTGCCGAACCACCCGGAGCTAAAGGATATTCAATCTGCTCCTTGCTCCTTGGGTCCACAAAATTGTCGTAAAAGTCCACCACCTGACCATCCATGTGATAATGGTCTTTAGGTTGCTCGGGTCTAAAACCTCTAGTCCTAGTGTCTCTAAATGCAATCCATTCTTTGACCATTTCGTAGTTAAAGGACTCTGCCGATGCTTTTACCCCAGTATTGGCAGCTCTGCCAACCTCTGTTCTTATAATCCGCTCAGCTTGCATGGCTGTGAAGCCGGACTCTTGAAACAGCTTAACAATCTCATCGACCGTTAACTCTTTAGAGATTGAGGATTGTAATACTAGGATTAAGTGATTTCTAAGTGTCTCTGAGGTCTTAACTACGGCATATTGCAGTAAGGTCCTTTCAAGCTCATCCATTACGAACTTTGCCCACTCCTCTGACCTGCCTATCCCCTTTTGCCCAGCCTCTCTACGGATTAACTTGTAAGTCTGGTTAGCCCAGTATACCCCAACTGACTTGTAAATCGCCTCAATTGGTTTGTAAAGCTCATCATTCCAGAGCATTGTCCGTAAGTCTACCAAAGCCTGTCTAGGACCTCGTTTCTTTATTGTACCTATCAAAGAGCTGACAACCTTATCCAGTTGCCTTTTGACTTTAGGAAAGTGAGTCTTGCCGAATTTGCGATTCGTGTTCGCAAACTGCTTCGCATACTCTGTTCTCTCCTTGTCTGTCATTCATCAACCTATTTTTTAAGGCTAATCTCTTAGCCTCCATTTTAGCTTTTAGTAAGGCGCAGCACTTCTCCTTTTTGGTTATAGGATAAGTTCTGTAAACCTCACTCATTATCGAGGTCATCATTTTCCTCGTTTTCATCTTCTACCTCATCCTCGACTTCGTTTACATCGCTGAGGTCCATGTTTGGAGCTTCGTACTCGCTAAATGGCATACCATCTTGCGTAGTAATCCAGGGCTCATCAAAGATGGGGTTCTCTATTCTCTCTAATCCCAACAGCATCCTTTGCTCGTTAGGGCTAAGGGCTTTGAGGTCTTTAATCCATCCTGACTTTTCTACCACATCCTCTTGCAATTCTGTAAATACAGTATGGTCAAAGTCAATGTAAACATTCTG